ATATCAGGCTTCCCTGCCTTAATTGGTAGTGGTGTCACACTAGCTGAGACTATAGCGGCGGCTTCCGGCGGACTTCGGGCTAATAACACACTTACCGGCGCTGGCCTTGAAAGGGTCTTGACCACAGCAGACCTCGGTAGTGGTCTTAGTAATGATGCGGTTCAGGCACGACGCACGACCGGATTAACTTTAACAACTGCATTTGTAGACGTGACATTAGACGCAACCGATATTGAATCGGATGATACGGTCATTGAGCATGACGGTGTTACAGATAGGATTGTTGCCAAGGTAACTGGCACTTATGAAATTGCCTATGAGTGGAATCTTGATTGGGTCAGTGGAACTGGTGATTTGATAATGGGCGAAGGTCGCGTTAGAGTAAATGACGCGAGTGTATTAAATGGTTCTGATGCACATTGCGGCGCATTTGAGGATACATCAATTGACGGTGATATAATGAACAATCACCTATCAAACAAATTTATCGCAAATCTTACTGCGAATGATTTCGTCACGTTGCAAGTTAGGAAGGTGAATTTCTTAGTTGATAGTCCGTGGTCATGTGAACGCGCAAGTCTACAGGTCACAAGGATTTTATAATGGCAAAAGTAATCGTAACACTAGCGCATGATTGGCGCAAAATTGCTGAAATAGCTGGTGGTGATCCGAATCTGATTATGTTTGATCCGCCGACAAATGAATTGGAAGTTGCGGATGTAACGCAGACTGCACTTGATGCAGCGCTCGCTTCTTACCTTGCGGACCAAGCGAACATCGATGCCGCAACTGCGGCGGCTAAGGATACCACTTCCAGGGATGCGGACAAGTCATCGTATGACAGTAAGAGATTATTCAGGGCGTTGGTGGAAGTATTGCTTGATGAGATCAACGCCTTGCGGACGATTGAAGGGTTGCCTGACCGCACACTAGCTCAGGCTCGTACAGCCATTCAAGGTAAGATAGACAACCTATAATAAGGAGAACAACGTGATACCAGAAGCAGACTATGCAATAACTGAACAAGCGATGCTTGGTGAGGGCAATAACGCTCGGTTCGCAGGTGACGACAAGCTATTTGTCGTATTCTTTAATCATCCTCGCAAGGATGAAGCGGCTACGCTGAAGGAAGGCCGTCCCCAATTCAAGGACGAGGCCTATGTTCGCATCATGGTTCCTGGTGACAAGGATAGCGTTGTTATCCGCCCAGCCCGTGATATGGACAAGGGGCGCTTCGCCAAGCAGTTCGCTGCGTATGAAGCTGGCGAAGGCGAGATACACGACGGTACGCCATTGAAGGCATGGCCGATGGTCACTCGCTCTCAAGTAGAGGAGATGAAGTATTTTGGCATCTACACTGTTGAGGCGTTGGCTGATCTTGCCGACGTGCATGTGCAGAAATTCATGGGTCTGGGGAATCTCAAAAGAGATGCTCAAGCCTTTATACAGGCGTCGAAAGAAGCGGCTCCTCTGGTGCAGCTTAACGCGGCCATTGATGTTAAGGATAATGAAATTGCCGCCCTCAACCAAGCCTTAGAAGATCTTATGGCTAAGGTTACTGCACTGGAGAATCCTGGCAAGAAGAAGGCAAAGTAAATGGCAGTCAGCAGATACATCACAGCAGCGGATATAATCAATCGGGCAGCAGTTGAATGTGGCCTTGAGCCTTCCGCTGACGTATTTGCTGACACCAATCCTTCCTTTGTCCAACTACGCAATCTTATCACTACCTGTGGCCAGGATCTTGTTGAGTCGTATCCTTGGGAAATACTTCGAAGGGAACACAATATTGTGACGGTGGTCCCCCCGGATGATGGGGTTTACGACCTTCCGGATGACTTTGGCTACATGATCCCCCAGACCGGGTGGGAACGTGCAGAAAATGTCCCGTTAGGGGGACCGCTGTCGCCTCAACAATGGTCGTATCTCTTTGGTAGGGATTTGGTTAGTTTTACGATTTACGCCAGCTTCCGTATCATGGAGAATAAGTTCAATATTTTCCCACAACCTCCGCCAAATGGGTTGGACATTTTCTTTGAGTATATTTCAAGGGAATGGGTTTCGGATGCGGCGGCGGCTGGGGATCCCTCTGGGGACACTGTTACGGCTAACGATGATATTATATTCTTTAAGCCAGTGATGATTGTCCAGTATCTTAGGTTCAAATTTTTGGATGCTAAGGGGTTTAATTCAGCTTCGGCTGGCGCAGCATTTGCGAAGGCTTGGGAGGCAGCGACAGAAGGTAATAAGAGTGCGCCTACTCTAAATGCTGGGCGTCGTGCTGCTGGCATCCATTACCTTGACTTTAGGAATATCCCAAATACCAATTTCGGCGGACCCTAATGTTCGGAATTCAACCCCAAGAACAAATAACGAGGCCAGCTACCCTCCCCGCGCCGACCGCTGGTATCAACTCTATATCAAACCTCTATGGTATGGAGCCTAGGGATGCTATTATCACCATTAACATTGATGCTACGACTGTGGGTTTGAAGGTACGCCCCGGAAATGTTGAGTATGCTAATGGATTCATCGGTGGTGAGATTCAAAGCCTCCTACCCTATAAAGGCAGTGAGGATGATCGTAGTGCTGATAGATTATTCTGTGCTAATAGTGATGGTATCTATGATATTAGTGCCAGTACGACCACACCTTCTAAAGTAGTTAATTGGAGTATAAAAGGAACCCTTGCAGGTCGGTGTAGCTCTGCTCAATTTACTAATGATGGTGGCGCACACTTCATGCTAACGGCTGATGAAGCAAATGGCCTCCAGCTATACACAGAGTCTAGTGACACATGGTCAGTGCCTGCTATTGTAGGTCCGGCAGGGGGCGCAGCAGATATTGCCTTTGTCATGTCCTGGAAAAACAGGATGTGGTACATTGAGAAGAATAGTACAAGTTCTTGGTATAGTGACGTTGGAGTATTCGGGGGTACGCTGACAGAGTTTAACTTCGGCAGTCGGTTCCGCTACGGTGGTATCCTTTCAGTCCTTGCTGATTGGACCCTTGATAGTGGAGTAGGCCCAGATGATTACCTCGTTGCCGTGTCGTCTGCTGGGGATGTCATTGTTTATGCAGGCACAGATCCGAGCAGCGCAGCGACTTTTGGGATTATTGGCCTATGGTTCGTAGGGGCTGTTCCCTTTGGCCGAAGAATTACCTCCCTGTATGGCGGGGATATGCTCTTGTTGTCTACCTATGGTCTAATCAGTATGGGCGCTTTGCTCCAAGGCAAGGATCCATTCTCATTAGAAGCCAGCTTAACGTGGAAGATACAGGGTTTCATCAATCAAGCTATGGCTCGCACTAAAGACACATTTGGGTGGGAAGTTAAGATTCATCCCAGTCTATCGCGGCTGGTCATTTCTTCCCCCAAGGAAGCTACGATACCGCATACTCAGTATGTGTATGACCTTAATCTCAAGGCTTGGTCTATTTGGAATGATGTGCCTATGCTCACATCAGAACAGTATCAATCAGAATTTTACTTTGGCGCACCTACGATTAACGTGTGGAAGGTAGAAGGTACTATAGATAATATAGAACTGTCTAACCCCAATCCTTTGCAGATTGATTGGCAGTTACTCACTAGCTACCAAGATGTGGAGACGCCTGAGCAATTCAAACGTATGCAATTTATCAGGCCAATCTTCTTAGCACAGTCATTCCCATCGTATGAAGCCAAGGCTATGTACGATTATGACTTGTCCCAGCTACAGTCTCCTCCTAATGCAAGTGCCTTCGGTGTTGGCATTTGGGATACAGGCTTGTGGGATATAGATATCTGGGGTGGCGGGTCAGAAATTTTCCAGCCTGCTCGTGGAGCTTATGGCATAGGTAAGACAATGGCCATTGGCCTACGAGGTAAGTCCCAAGTTGAAACTACGTTAATCGCCATTGGCATCATGTGGGACGAAGGAGGTTTGCTGTGATTGACTTCCTTCCCATGTCCCGCAAGGAAGAATGGGAATGGATCCATGCTAGGGCTGAGTGTGTCCAGTGTGCTGACACGAAAGGCATGGTCGCATACAAGGACGGGAAGATTGCGGGGATGGTGGCCTTTGACACATGGGCTCACAATAGCGTACATATTCACATTGCCTTTGAAGACTTGCTAATCTTTAAGCATGGCTGGCCCGAGGCTGTCTTTGGTTGGATCTTTAACGATTGCGACAAGGGGGTAATCATAGGGGTTACTCCAGCTTGTAACAAGAAGGCATTGCAATTTAACGAACACATTGGCTTTGAAGAAATATTCAGGGTTAGAGATGGCTTTGAAGTAGGCATTGACTTTGTGATTACAGAGTATCGCAAAGAGAATTGCATATACATAAGGAAGGAAGATGGGCAAATCTACTCCCGCGCCGCCTGATTACGAGGCAGCGGCTGAACGGACTGCGGCTGGTGATCTTGAATTACTGGAAGCACAGACGTTAGCTAATCGTCCTACGCAGACTACTCCGTGGGGTACGGTTGACTGGACGCAGGATGATGCAGGTGCGTGGACTCAAAACATCACTCTCTCCCCTGATCAACAGGCAGCACTTGATGCACAGATGGGTCTAGGGCTTAGTAGGAGTAACCTTGCTTCTGGTATGATGGAGCGGGTTACTGATGAGTTCGGGCAGCCAATGGATTGGGGTCAATTCAGTGAAGGTGGTGCTCGGGTTGAAGGTGGGGATTTTTACGGGGAGCGAGCAGGTGAAGCCCTCTATGGCAGAGCAACTTCACGACTTGACCCACAGTGGGAGCAACGTGCTGAGCAGCAAGAGGCTGCTCTACGGAATCAAGGCTTACGCCCTGGAGATGAAGCTTACGATACTGCTATGCAGAATATGGAGCGACAGCGGACTGATGCTTATCAGCAGGCGGGGTTCCAGGCTGACATGGCAGCAGCACAGGAAGGTACTCGTATGCAGGGCATGGATATCGGAGCTGGGGGGTTCAATACTCAACTCAGGCAGCAAGAAATTGCTGAAGCCATGCAGCAACGAGGATTTAGCCTCAATGAGATCAATGCTATACTGCATGGTCAACAAGTAGGAATGCCGAGTATGCCGGGGTTCAATACGGCAGGCATTGTTCAGGGTGCTGACTATACAGGAGCAGCCCGTGACATATACAGTGCTGACATGGATCAATACAGTGCGGGGCAGGCAGGCTGGCAGAGTGTCATGAACGCTGGTGCAGGCATGATGAGTTTCAGTGACGTACGTTTGAAGCGCAGCGTTGAGTATGTCGGGCGTTGGGCTAATCGTAAGTTCTACAAGTGGACGTACATCTGGGGCGAAAAAGGCTTCGGGGTACTGGCACATGAGAATCCGGATATGGTCGTAGCTGCTCCGGCTGGCTACGCGATTGTTGATTACGGGAGAATATGATGGGCATGGCAAGGAATATAGCGAGCCGAATAGGCAGAGGTGGCGGCGGAGGTGCAGGATGTCCTCCAGGAGGAGGAGCCGGTCCGGGAGGCGGCGGTCCGATTATGCCCCAGAGAGTTCCAGGGGTTGCTGGTGGCATGATAGATGTTGCAGGACGCGGTGGGCTTCCCGGAAGGGGGGTTACTCCTCTTAGTGGAGGCATGGCAGGCCCGAGAGGAGTAGGTCGTATGCAGCAGCAACAGATGCTCGCCCAGCAAATGCGGCGAGGCGCAAATCCTGGCGGTCCTAACCCCACTGGAAATCGTATGCAAATGCGAAGTGGATATGGCGGAAGAGGCGGGGGTATGCGAGGGGGTTATGGCGACAGGGGTATGATCTAATGGCCAGTTCACAAGCAGCAATGCAGAGGCTCCTTGCTGCCGGTTGGAAGCAAGGGGATCCAATTCCTGAGTGGTTCATAGCGGCAGACCCAAGTGCTTCAGTTGGCCCATCCTACGGCACTATGGATAATCCTATGCAATTATCTACCATGGAAATCCATGGGCAAATTCCAAAGGGGCCGGTTGACCCCAGGGACATATGGGGTCCTCCTCAGGCAGGAGAAGGAACAGGCGCAGCTACCGGAGTCTTTGCAGGCATGAGCGATGAAGCTGCTGAGAGGTATGCTGGTATGGGTGAACTACGGAAGCAGAGGGAACGTGCGGAAGAATTACAGGATACGGAAGATGCTGCGGGACGATACCTGAATCAAGGGCGAACCTTTGTGGCTGCTCACCCCCTTGAGCATCTGTCTGTTGGCTTACGCCGAATGAAGGGTAAGAAGAGAGCAAAAGAAATTGGCGAAAAGCAGACGGAAGGTCGTAAAGGTATCATTGATCTTCTGCGCAGTAAGAAAGATTTAACTGAGGAAGACTTGGAAGACTTAGGATACGGAAATGCCTCCACCTAACCCTATTGAACTAATGCTTATGGCAGACCGAGACCCTACTATGCAGAAGGCTCTGGCACAAGGTCTCCGTCGTCAATCAGAAATCGGAATGCTTGCTCAACTAACGGGGGATGAAGTACTCACTCCGTTTGGTAAAGACTTGAGTGCTCGTACTGGTCGTAGGGTGTTGGCGGAAGCAACAAATCTGCAAAGACAAGCTCAGCGAGATATAACGAAAGGCTATTACGAAACTTTGGCTGAGGGCAACCGGCTTACGAGGGCTATGAACTTACGGAAGCAGGAAGAAGTTGAGCGTCATAATCTGGAAACTGAGAAGACGGCAGCTATGCGAGCTGAAAAAGCTCTAAGTGGCGCAGGGTTCAAAGCTCCCAGTGTTTCTGCGCAGAAGAAAACGCAGGAAGCTAAAGAATCCTACGATGGTATAGCCAGAGTGCTCAAAACTTATAAGCCTGAGTATGCTTCAGATTTTGGGTTCCTGGCCGAAGGCTCCATTAGTAACTTCATTGGTAAGTACGGTGGTACTGAGGCCCAGAAGGATCAGGCTAGGTGGTGGGCTGACTACGATCTCATCTATACATTGGGTCGCAGGAATAAACTGTTCGGTTCAGCATTGACGGACTCTGAAATCAGGGCTTGGGAAAGTGCTAACATTAGTCCCAACTCCCCAGATGATGTTATTAAACGTGGTTTGGAAACATTGTCTGAGATTGCTATCAAGAAATTAGATGAGCAGTATAAGAATGATGTCCCCCTCTATAAACCTGAGTGGGTTGAAAGTATGTATGCAGATAGGATGCCTATGCCTACATTTGGGAAGGGTGCAGCCCCAGACCCAGATTCAGAGGCAGCGAACTATATTTCTGCTGTTGCAGAACCTCTGATTAACCCTGAGACTGGCAACTTAGTCCAGAACTGGTGATACTATGCCTGTAGATGTCAGACTACCTAACGGAAACATTCTAAAGAATGTACCTGACGATGTGGCTGATAAGAAGCACATGGTCGCCCAGGAAGCTATCAAACGAGGCATGGCGACTAATGAAGACTTTGGTTACGAAACCGCAAAGGATTACCAAGGTGAATTAGGTGCTGCGGGGGATACGAAGTTAGGACGCCTCCAAGAAGGGGTAGGTCGTGGCTTCGTTAATACCGCACGGCAGGTCGGAAATATGTTCGGCCTAATAAGTGATGAGGAAATAGCCGAAGCTAGGAAACTAGATAAAGACCTCATGGCTACTGGCATGGGGATTACCGGGGACATAATCGGTAGCCTCGCAGCGACTGGAGGGCCGCTTAGTGGTGGGGTAGGTGCTGCGGCCAAGGGGTTATCTGCTGTTCGAGGCGTGTCGAAAGCCGCCAGAGGCGGTCGGGCCTTGGGGCGCACCCTTGGTAGGCCCGTAGGCAGGGGAACCGTCGAGGGGGCTGTGTATGGCTCCCTGTATGCAGGGCCAGGACAGCGGGGGGAAGGAGCCCTGTGGGGAGCAGGCATGGGTCTAGGTATGGGCGGTCTTGTGAAAGGTCTGGGCAATGCCTGGAAGAATGCTAAGGTCGGCCTGATGGACGAGGCAAAGGAAGCAGCCGAGGAATTGGGTGCGTTCATTCCTATATCGCAAGCTGGCCTAGAGGATGGCCTCCCCCGTATGATCTACAATGCTATCCTCTCCAACCTGCCGGGGTCGGCGGGTAAAATTCGTGGCCAGTACAAGGATGCAGTGAAAACTCTACGCCAGTGGGCAGGGACACAAGCACATCCCGATGATGCTCAAGCCCGTATTCGTATTATGGAAGGGGATGATATCCATACGATCTTTACTAAGCTGGATGATTTCTGGAGAGGTAATAAAGAGAAGGGAATTATCGGTGCTTACGAGGAGATTGGCAACACTGTTATGGATGCTAGCAAGGTCCGTGTGAATCCTATTACTCGTAAGCTAGTAGAAAATGAAGCGGCGAGGCTGGACGTGCCGTACCGGATTCCTCAGGGTATACAGTCTAAAACTCAGAACATGCTGAACTTTAGAAATTCTGTGTCTGAA